TTAAGAGTTGCTTATTAGGACCTCTGAGACAGCTTTTGAGGTGCGGCTATTGATTGAATAGGCGGTCTCCACCGTCTCGATGCGGAAGGCGGCAAAGATGCGACGAACCTCGGGGTGGTCGTTCAAGGAGAGCAGGAAGCGGCCTTTGAGGTGGCCGAGTTGGGCTGCCATGGCCTCGAAGTCAGACTTCTTGAAAACGCCGTCGCCGTAGTCGGTCTCACAGTTCCAATATGGCGGATCGAGGTAGAAGAGCGTGCTCGGGCGGTCATAGCTCCGGATCAGCCCATCGAACGGCAGGCATTCGATGACCACGCCAGCCAAGCGCTCATGCACGTCCTCGAGGATGGAAGTCAGCCTGGTGATATCAAAGCGGGCAGCACGGCCGGGGCTGATACCGAAAGTTTGCCCCACAATCTTGCCACCAAAAGCGGTGCGCTGCAGGTACAGGAATCGGGCGGCGCGCTCGAGATCAGTCAGTGTATCAGGCACGGCGAGACGCAGGCGATCAAAATCAGCGCGCGAGGTAATCTGCCATTTAAGCATCTCCATGAAGGGCACGAAGTGGCGCTGGAGGATGCGGAATAAGGTTGCCACGTCGCGGTTGATATCGTTGATCACCTCAGCGCGGGCTTTGAAGCCGCGGCGGAGGAAGACGCCGCCCATGCCGACAAAGGGCTCGACATAGGTCTCATGCGGGATCGTCTGCAGTCGGGTAATAATGGTTTTAGCCAAGCGCCGCTTGCCGCCTTGGTAAGGGGCGGCGGGTAATGCCGGCAGTGCCGGGGTAAGTATAGACTCCACGTTAAAATCCAGTCAGGCTTGCCCCGCCTCCGGCCGGGGGTGCGGGGCCTTTTACAGGGTGCGAGGTCTCAGTCTCGCGGCTTGAGCTGCTAGAACAGCTCAACCCCCGCTCTACGGGGATGTCGGGTTGGCGAGTTGAAATTCGCAGTTTGCGGGTGGCGTTAAGTCTGGCTGCGCCTCAGCATCCCACAAAATCTGCTGCACCACATCGCCGGGATTATAGTAGGTGACGGTTTGAGTACCGCTCGCGTCAAAATTAGGCACGCTAAATGCCACTGTTACAACGACATTATATATCTGCATTGCCATCATACCCACTCCACAAAAATGGCGCCGGCACCGCCAGCCCCACCGGTGCCACCGCCGCCTGTGCCAGAGCCGCCGCCACCGCCAGAGCCGCCAGGCTGGCCGCCCGCACCGCCTGCACCGCCGACACCAGATGCGTTGCCACCCCCACCACCACCGCCGCCGCCGCATGGGCCGTAGGGCCAGGTGGAGGTCGATCCGCCCGCACCGCCGGCACCGCCGCCCACAGCGCCTGCCGTCCCACCATTGCTGCTGGAAACACCATAGACTGCATAATAAATACTGGTCGCTACCGCCCCGGCTAATGCCGTGCCACCCGAGAGACCCCCACCCGCTCCGCCTGATCCAGGTCCGTCCAACAACGTGCCACCGCCGCTCGCGACACCAGCGGCGCTACATCCCGAGCCGCCCTTACCGTAGTAATATCGGCCCGAAAGTATCGCGCCAGGGGCAGCCGAAAATGCGCCATTGTAACCGCCGCCGGTGCCACCTGTTGATGCGCCACCGGAGGAGCCCGCTGTTGCTTGCGCCCCTGAGATACTGGCGCCAAAAAAATGCAGCACCAGGCTGCCAAATGTCAGGGTCGAGTCTGACCCGGCATTACCAGCCGCACCAGCCGCCGCTTGTGCACCGCCGGCGCCGACGAGCGCCGTGAATGATAACGTCGGAAGGATGGATGTGGGGAGCCAGCCTGTGTCCACAATCAAGGCGGTCCCGCCGGACCCGCCGCCTGATCCAGACGACGGCACGGTTCCCCCACCCGCGCCACTCGCCCCGCCGCCGACGCCTAACACCCGGAATTGCTTGGCGTTACCGGGAATGCTGCCAGAGCCTGACGACAGGAATATCTGCGCGCCTGACGAAAGCATCGAGTTATCGATCAAGCCGCTGGCATTGAGCCCTGCAAACATGCCGGCATTTGCCGCGCCGGTGCTCAAAGTCACCGGCGTGAATTGGGTTATCGCCGTGCCATTTAGAAAGAGCGCTTTTGTCGAGCCGGTCATGGCTGTGCCACCAAATTAGTTGTTAATCTGCTGCTGGATATTGCTCTGGATGGTGGTGGCATTGATGGCGAGCCCCACTTGTTGCGTCACACTGCCTACGGCGGTGGGTGGCGATGTCACGGCGGCGCCGACGCTGCCCAGGAAGTAGAGCACGCCCGGGGTGAGCCCACTTAAGCCCGTATTGAGCCCCGTGAAATACACCAGCGCGGTAGCGCCGGACGCCACCGCGGAGAGCACGAAGCCGTTGGCGGTCTTACCGGTGGCGCTGCTATCGGCGTTGCGCACGCTGGTGACGCCGCCATTGACCCAGACATTGACCCAGGCACCGGCGGCCAGAGCTTCGGTAGCGGGCAGGGAGGCGGTATCGGCACCCACGCCCGTTGGCATCATGTTGGGGTCAAGCTGACCGGTCGGGCCCAACGCCGGGACTTGATAGGCGTTGGCCGCACCACCGACGAGTGCGGCACTGATTTGAGACGGTATTCCCGCCACGATAGCAAGAAATTTTTGAACTGAGGTTAAAGCCACGGCACGCTCCTAAAGCTGGAAAAAGGTAAGAGGACGCACGAAAATCTCGGTCGTGCTCAGCGCAAAACCGACGATGAAAGAGATACCGGTGACGGGGGGTGTCTGAGTAAGCGCGCCGTCACCGCCTAGGAATACCGGCTGATACGGTGTCCACGTCCAGCCGCTATCGCTGGCCGGGCCGTAGCTCACTACGTTGATCGAGGTGCCCGCGTTGCCGCCCTGTTGTGCCACGCCGATGAATGCCATGGCATCAGCCAACGTGCCGGCATCAGCCGGGATCGCCCCGCCGGTGGCCTGCGCCACCGCCATGCCACCGCTTACCGTGGCGGCGAGCATAAACTGCCCAACCACCAGGTTGGTGAAAAACTCCGCCACCGCCGGCGGCTGGATGCTACCATCGGCCAACACCACCAAAGGCGACATGCCAGCCTGCGTGATGGTAATTTTATAGGGCAACGCGGGCTGCACGCCTGGCCCCACATCAGGCGCAATCGCCACACCCGCACCTTGCGCGCCACCGGTTGCGGTCACTGGATCGAAAGAAGCTGGCGCTGGCTGGCTGAACGTAACGGATGACAACACCGTGATGCCGAACGTCTCAGTCACCGCCTGCGATGCGCTGGCGGCAATCAGCAGATCGGCTTTGAGCAGCCCCTGCGGCCAGGCGGTGGTGTCCGGCACAGAGATGGTCGCCATACCAGGCACGCCGCTAGATAGCACCGGCAATTGCGCCACCAGCACATTGCGCGGGTCCCGCACCGTCGCGGTGATGGCGACGCCAGATAAATCAAACGCGCTCTCATCCTCATTGGCGAACGCCAATGTGAGGAGGAGTGAGCTACCGCGTTTGATCTGGATGTTGGCCATGCCTACCAGCGCTCCGCCTGGATCACGGCCACATCAGTCTCCGCCTGCACGGCCGCCACCAAGGCAGCCAGGCGCATGCGGGCGCCGGCGACGGTGGCCAGGAAATCACTATGCACCTGCATAATCTGCGCGGCGGTGTGCTGTTCAAAGGTCCAGGCCGCGCCAGGCGCGCCACACCAGCACGGCGTGGTCCACCCCGCCGGCGCACTGGCAGCAGCCACGGCGGCCGAGACCAGGTTGGCCTGGTCAGTTGGCGTGCTCGCATAAAGATGCGGTGTCCCGAGCGCGCTGGAGTTAAAACCGCTGACGATCTGCTCAGCGCACGCCGCATCCAGCGCCTTTATTTGCGAAGCCTGGACACTCGCCAGAACCTGCGCGGCCGTGGGCGCGGGCGGCGGCGGCGGCGGCACGATGGCGGTGCCATTCCAGGTGGCGCCCGGCACAAGGGCGTCATACTGCGCTTTTGTCACACCTATCCAGGGCGACGCTAGAAACTGGCCGCCGGCATAGTGATGCGTAATCTCGCCAGCCGCATTAACCTGGATGCAGTAATTCATGCTCACGCCTCCTCAATAAACAGGAACATCAGGCAGCGCGCGATGGTGAAATTCGTGTTGCCGCCGGCGGTCAGGACGGATTGCGTGAAGGTAACGGTTGAGCCCGGCGCGTAGGTGTTGGCGAGCAGGATTGTATCTGCAACGCCCCAGCCATCGGCGCTGTTCTCGCCGTAAACCATCCATTGTGCGCCACTAGACGAGTTCGTGCCGTCAGAGAGCGCGTTCTGGAAATTCTGCCGCACATTGGCAGCGGAGGCATTACCGGCTCCCATCAACCGCGCCAGCACGCGGAAGGAGCCGGTGCGCGAGAAGCTCGGGAAGGTGATGGTGATGCTAGTGACAACCTGGCTGCTATTCGCCGGTGCTGAGAGCGTGCCACTCTGATTGGTGGCGTAATACCCGCGCGGGCTGCCAACCGGCTCGACAACATAGTTGAAGCCATCGCTGCATAGTTTGACGATTTGGTTGGGGGCAACGCCGATCTGGCTGGTGCCATTCCCGCCAGGCCCGTCGAACGCCCCACCGGCTGTCGCAATCGTCTGCGCGACACTCGAATTGTTCCAGATTTTGATAGGCGGGCTGAGCTTACCAACCGGGGTTGGCAGCGTGGTGAGATAAGTGGCACTGCCTATAAGCTCGATGAACCCCATCTCATCGGCCGTCAGCACCATGGCGCCGCTGACGATCACCTGGCGCCCGCCAAACAGCCGCATATAGGCCTGCATCACCTGGGTGGGGTTGTTCTGCGCCGGCGTGAGGCCGGTATAAAGCACGGGGTTTAGGTTCTCGCCCTGGACGTCGTTGAACCATGCCTGCGTGAAGGATGTACCCTGCGGCACGCCGGCCGCCGGGTTGGCCGCCTGGAATTGTGGCACACCGTTCACGGTCAGGCTGGCGTAGGGGGTGGCGTTAAGGCCGAAGGTCCAATACATGGCGCGTCCTAGCTCGAGTAATTGAAAACAACGTTGGTGTGCGCCGGCGCGCGCCCGGCAATGGCGGGCTGTACCAGGCTGGGCGGGAAGCTATCCAGGCAATCGCCGATCTCTGAGGCATCCACGGTGGCGTATTCCACCAGTACCGCCGGCATGTTGACGACCCAGCAAAACTGCGTCGGGTTGCAGGTCAGCGTATCGCCGATACAACCCTCATCGCAGGTGGTGAGCTGGTACTCATCAATGGTGATGGTCACTCCAAACGTGGCGGCAAAGGCGATGAAATCCGCCGGGCGGCCGCCCCATTTCTGGGTCCACCGGCTGTAGGCCAGCGCCTGGCGCTGGGCGAGGGTGAGTGCGGTGGCATCGCGGCCATACGGGTCGGGCCCCAGCACGCGCTCATAGTCGCCCAGCATGTACACCGCCTCGCGCGGGCTCACCTCCGGCAGCATGGCCTCGGCGAGAGCCTCGAAGCGGGAGATTTCATCGGCCAGCGGCATCAGCCAGACCGGCCACATCGCGCCTTGCGAGACCATCGAGGCATCCGGAAGCGAGTCGCCATCCGGGTCGAGGGACAGAAGATATTCCAGTACCTGGGCGGGGGAGCGGCTCATACGAAGCTCACCGGTCCGAGCGTGTTGAGCGCGAACAGCGAGGGTGCCGCCACGTCGGCGGTAGGTGCCACCAGCTCATGGCTATATTCGCCGTCCGAGCTGCTGACGGCGTTATTGAGCCGGGAGAGATAGGTGGTGCCGCCGATCGCGGCATCCTGTTGGAAGCTCAGCGCCAGTGCGGCCGTGGCGGCGGCGCGGATCGCGGGGGTGTCGGGGTTGAGATGCAGCGTGACCGGCACAGGGTTAAGCGTGCCGGCATACACATTTACGTCCGCGGTGACCGGCCGTTTGGTCTGGATATAGGCCGCCACCTGGGCAATCTGCGCAGAGGTCGGCGGCACGAACCCGGCCATCAAAAACACCACGCTCACCACGCCACCGCCGCAAGCCCCGGGCGGGCAGGCGGCGAGCGCGATGTTGGGCAGGGCGGCCTCGCACCACTCAACATAATCATCAAAATCCCCGGCGCTCGGCTCCTTACGGATTTTGGCTTTAATCCGTGCAGCCCAGGAGGCGGGACTCTCCAGATCAGCGCCGCCGGTCAGCCCATTGCTGTCCACCGTCGCGGTCTGCGAGGTTAGCCCATCAACCGGGCTGGTGATGGTGAGCGGCGCATTGGCCGCCAGGTTGCCGGCCGAGCCGGTCACGCTGGCCTGCACCGGGATCGAGACGCTGGTGCTGCCGACCGGAATGGTGGCGGAGGCAGTCGAGACATAACTCTGGCTAGCGGCCGAGGTCATCGTTATGGCGGCCGGCAACGTTTTGCCGCCCAGCCCGGTCACAATCACATAGCCCGTGGCGGCCGAGGGCTGATCCTGCGGCACGCCCCAATCCCCCGCGATGCGCGCCAGGTTGTCCGTCGCGGTATCGACAAACATCTCCTGCTCAACATTGCCCTGGTAAAAATACAAATCCTGCATCGCCATTTCGGTGATGCGGGTGTTCGTGGTGGCAACCGTGTTGGTGCTGCGCGCATCGATGCCAGACAGCTCCTGCTCATAAATCGCCGCCCCACGGTTGGCGATATCGCCCGGAGCCGGGATGGGCCAGCCGGCCATCAGTTTAAAACCTGTTTGAGCTGGATGGTGGTCTCACCCACCGTCACCCGGTAGCCGAGCATCTGCTTTGTCACCCAAGCCACCTCGATCTGCAACGCCAAACCGCGGGCGGTCTCCAGCCAGGCTAGATCAGCCGCCAGCATGGCGGCGAAATCAGCTCGGGTCTGCTCATCCGACAAACGCCGTTGGAACAGCCACACGCCGCTGCCCACCAATTGCCCGGTGGGGTCGAGCGCGTCTCCGGGATAACCACCGCGCGCATTGAACTGCACGGGGTTGGACCATTCCAGCACCGGTGCGGGCACCTGCTCATCAGGTGCGGCCCGGCGCTTGCTCAGTAGCGTCATCAGTATGGCGCTCACCGGCGTGGTATCAATGGCAAAATCCACGCCGTTGAACACCACGTCGCAGCAATGCAAGTTCGGGTTATAGGCAAGCTGCACATCAAACGCTGTGCCCACCGGCAACGCCGGCGCCTTGGGGCGGGCTGGCAAAGGTGGCTGCACATACCTCACCCACGCCAAAACACCGGCGCCCAAAACATTCGCGGCCGCCAGGTTATTTTCATACGCCAGTGCACCTGCACCAAAGACGGCAGCCTCGGCCTGGTTGAGCGTCATCGCCAGCACGCCGGCACCGTCTACCTGGTAGGGATATTCATACTGCATCCAAGCCAGCACGCCGGCACTTAAAATCCCCGCCTTCGCATTGTCCGTCCCATAGGCCAGCACGCCAGCACCCGACACCGCGGCCGGCGCATTCGGCTCCGCGTAGGTGACGACACCAGCCTGCGAGACCTGCGCCTGCGTCATCAGGCCGCCACTTTGTAGCTTAGTTGCGCACCCGCCACGGCGGCCACGCCGGCGGCACCCTCATTGGCCAGCAGCACGCCCGTTGCCGGGTCGGTGATGATCACCGGGTCCATATTAAGGGTCATCGTCTGGCTGAGATACGTTTCCGTGCCGGCAATCGCCGTGCCACCAATGGTGAGCGTGCTCTGCAACGCCCGCACACCCGTATCGGTCTTCTGAGAAAAATTATAAGGCTGCAGCACCAGCACCGCCAGCGCGTTGCTTGGGGGTGCCGTCACGTCATAAGTATCGGTCGCGCCAACCGTGGCGCTCGCATTGAAATTTACCCCAGGAGCGGGGGGCACATTATTCACGTTGGCAAGCAGGGTGGCCAGGCCATTGGGCGTGAACGCACCCGATACCAATGACGCCATAGGCAAAGTCGCGCACCCACCCAGCGGCCACCAGCTATTAAAGGGCGCAGGCCCGGTGCCATCATGCACGGCGATATCCCGCACGTAAAAATAAACACCCGCATTAACATTCGGCCAAAAAAGATTGGTGATCTGCGGTGAGGATGTGGTGGGCTGAGTATTGACCGGCACTAGTGTCGTGCCAACAACACTGAAAAACGGCGCCGGATTACCATTTAAGGTAAGCTGGACGATACCAAGCACAGGGTCGGAGACGATATGGAAGCCGATTTGACATACCGTGTTTTGCGGAACGCTCCCCGCGGGCGCCGTGCCGAGCAATGCACCCGAACCAGAATTGACGGTAACCGAGCCATCCGGATTAAATGTGACTTGCACCTGCACATTACCGGCAGCGGTGCGGAACTCTATGGGATTTGAACGGCTCAGCAACGCGACCGTCATCGCACCCCACACAACCAAAGAGCTAAATCCAGGCAAGCTGTATGTATTGCTTGCACCAACGCCAAAAAAATATTTAGAGCACCCGGCAACAACGTTGTTGACTATGCTCTGCGCATACATACCCACGCTCTGCCAAATCGACAGATTGTTCGGCGCCTGCTCGCCACCGCCAATAATCGAAATACTGTACGGCATTAGGCGCTGCCTCCAACGGAATAAAACCTGATCTGAGGCAGCATCGTAGGCGGCAGCACCGCGTGGCGCGCGCTGACATATGTCAGCGCGGAGGTTTTATCTGCCATAGAATGGCACCCTGGCTAAGAGGGTGGGCTATGCCGCTGGGCCGAGCGCCGGGCACGCTAAACAAGTTTAGCGGTTGCTATTCCGCATCCGGCTCGCTGGTGGTCCCGCCGCTGGGGTGCGTGTGGCCGTCATAATGCCCGCGCAGCCGGTCCAGCGTGCCATGACTATCGGCGATATTGCCGCTCGCCGTCAAATTGCCGTCCACGGTCACATTGCCGTTAATGGTGCAGCCATTCGGCGCGTTGATCGTGCACCCCTTGGTGTTGATGGTGACAGATGTGCCACCCCAAATCTCCACCACGCCGCCGGCGCGGATATGCACGCGCGAGCCATCTGCGCCATAAATCACCGCCTCCCCCGCCAGCAGGCCGCCGAACCGCGCCCACGGGTTCTGTGGCGGCAACGCCACCAGGTTGGACGGATCACCCCCCACCGCCAGCACGACACAAATCGCGCCATTCGGCGGCGCGCTGCTGGAAAAGCCGAACGGCGAGGCCACCTCCACATCCGCCCGGGTTACGCCATCACCGGTGGCCAGGTTAACTGTCTGCACCTGGCCGGTATCATCGATGCTGGAAATCACGCCGATGCCCACCATGGCGCGCAGATTACTGATCGCCTGCGCCAGCAGATGCTTCATCAGCCGTTCCTCGTTGGGCCGAAGCTCTTGGCCTTGCGGGTCTGGATATAGCGCGGGTCATCGGCGCCCTCATTAATCCGGTCGAACGCCGTGCGGCCGGCCAGCTCCAGCATCGTGTACTCACCTGTGCCATCATAGCAATAATCGATGCCGCTGATCAGCATATCCTTATCCAGCATCGCATACGGGTCGGTCACGTGGCTCAGCGCATTGGGCAACCAGAGCGCGTTCGCCGGCCCCGCGCGCCAGTCCAGCACTTTGTAGTTCACGGTGCTGCCCATGCCCTTGGCCACCCGCAGCCCCCAATAGGCCTGCTCCGTCACCGTCGCCGCCCCGCTCTGCGTCTTCACGCTCCGCACGGTCGGCCGGTAGCGCGTGATCTCCGGGTCAATCGCGTGGCCGGTCATGATCGAGGTGACACTTTCGGTGGTGGTCGCATCGCTGGGGATGGCGATGGGGAAGGACAAGCCGCTGGTGGCGTCCGTCACCGCCGTCATCGCCACCTCCTGGGTTTTGCGGGTGACGGTTTTGTTGGTCTGCCCCTTCACATAATAATCCGAGAAACGCTGCGCCCAGCTCACTTTGGCGCCCCCACCCAGAATATTGCCCGGCCTGGTCAAAGGTGCGGGCGCCCTTGTGCTGCCGCCCCGTGTGAGAAGCAGGCCGCCCACACCGTCCGATGTCACCAGCAGCGCGCATTGCCGCGCCGCTTTCTCAATCGCCGAGAGTGCCACCTCATCCGCATCCACCCCGAACACCGGGAACATGGTGGTGATCGGCACATCGCAACTGACCTTGATCCCGAACGGCGCGCAGATCGCCTGCGCAATCTGCAGCACCGTCACATTGCGCCACTCCACCGGGCCGTTGGGGGACGCGGCGCAATCCACCAGGTCACCGGTTTTGTCGCGGCCGTTAATGGTGCAGGTCAGGCTATCGCCCTGCCAATCCACCTGCACGTCATCAATCGCCCCCACCAGCTGCGTGGTTCCATCGAGCGCCACCGAGCACGGCTGCCCAGCCAGCACGGCCGGGAAGCGCGGCATCGGGTCCAGGTCCGGCGAAAAAGCCAGCGCCTCGCGCCCGGAGTCGCGATACTCAACCGTGAAGCTGCCCGCAATATCCCGCAAATTCCGGCTGACTTTGGTGGAGGTCCAGCGGTCCAACACCAGCCCCGCCACACTCAGCGCGAGCCGCCTAGTTGTGGGGGTTTGGGTGCCGCTCATGTATCTGATCCTTCTAGCGCCTCACGCGCAAGATACATCGCCTCAACCGCTCCAAGGGGCGCCTCCTCAACAAACGTGAACATACCGCCGGAAAAATCAGGCGGTTCGCCGGCGATCTCCTTGAGCGCCTTTTGCAACGCCTCGATGCGATTTGCCGCATCCCGACATGTCTCGCCAACAAACGTAGGTCCGTCGTTCAGGTGCGCGTCAGCCAGAGCGCGAAGCTTCGATACAAGTGAGATGCTCATTTCTTTGGCTCCTTTAAAAGTTGGTCAATTCGCTGAATGATACGGAACGGGTTGGAACTATTGCCCAGGTGCCATGCACCGTTGCACGCGCTGCACCGGTATACATTCAACTGCTTGTTCTTAATCCGCTTCAGCGTGATCACCGCACCCTCATAGGTTTTGTGCCGGTACTTCCGGCAGTGTTCGCGCCGTTTCATGGTGTGCAATCCGTCTGCTGACCGATGCCGGCCTCTGCGGCCAGCGCTGGTTCAGCGAGGAGCCGCTCCATAACCAAGGCATCGCGCACCGCAACACCCATCGCCATGATCGCGTCGCGCAATTCCACCCCGCTCTCATCGATGGCGAAAATCTTGCGCGCCAGGCCCTGGCACAAAATCACTTCGGTGCGCCGGCTCATACGTCCAGCACCTCAATCTGCCCCGGCTGCAGCAGCGCCGGGTGGTAAACATTGTTGCGCGCTATGATGTCCTGGTAGGTGCCATAGACCGCGCCCGGATCATCGCCCGAGACATAATGCGCCAGCAGCCACACCGGCATGACGCGCGGCACGGTGATCATCACCACCGGCGGCAGGCGGCCGATCACCGCGTTCATATCGGCGGCCAAGGCACCTTTCAGCGACACCAGGTTGCGCCACACCGGCGCTGCATTGGCAGGGTCACTCTGCGCCGCGGTGCCGGCCGCCACGGCAGCGGCATCGATCGCGGCGTACAAAACCGCCGCCTCGGCCTGCGCGTCCTGCTGGCTGGTATAGGTGATATTACTCGCCGCCTGCACCGCTTGCGCCACCACCAGCGCCTGTAACCCCGCCGCCAGCGCCGGGCCGGGGGAGGGGTTGGCAGCCCCGGCGGCAATACCGGGGATGGTTGCCAGCAACGTCGTCACCACATCCCCCGGGTCCGCCGCCGTGGCGGCCGTCGTGCTACTACCAGGCGCAACAGCGGAGGGCACGGGCGGCGTCGCCGCCCCCGCAATCGCCGCCGGCACGGCAGCCACCTGTGCGGTGGTGGTGCCGCCCCAACTCAGGCTCGGCGCGGTGGTGATGCTGGTGAGATCAGAGATCGCCACATTCGCCGCCCCGGTGATGGTGTTGGCGGATGGCGTGACGGCCAGCGCGGCGGTGAAAACGCCGGAGATCGAGGTCAGCCAGCTCTGCACATAACTGAACGCCCCCAGCACATTCACCGCCGGCTGCATCACATTTGCCAGCCAGTTCTCGGCGGCGGCCGTCACGGCGGCGAGCTCCGTCTCCAGCTTGGCCAGCGTATCCAGCCCGGCTGCAGCGCTCGGGTTGTAGGGCAGCACCGCCAGCTCAAACCGCGCAATCTGTAGCTCAGTCGCAGTGAGCGAGATGGAAGGGCGCTGGCCAGGGGCGAGGATGACCTGTTTTTTGCCCAGCCACGGGTGCACCAAGGTGTATGGTCCAGCCGAGCGGAACACCGCCTGTAAAAGGGTGGCCTGCGCCAGATAATCCTGCCCATACAGCAAGCCACGGATGGTGATCGGCCCATCATCCGCGCCCAAATCCTGGAAGCTCGCATCGTCCACACCCGGAAACACAAACCGCTGCACCCGCCGTCCCGTCTCCTGGCGGGTGTCGATCACCGAGAACGGCACCCCCCCAAAGGTGGCCGTCAACAGCGTGTTATAGAGCCCGACAATATCAACCATCAATGCGTCCCCAGAACCGTACCCTGGTTGACCTTCAGGTTCACGCCCGGCGGTGTAGCCCCCGGCGTATGCACAACGCTGCCGTCAGGCTTGATGTTCAAATTGATATCAAGCGAGTGCCCACGGTAGGAGCGCATCCCCAGGAAGTTCGGCGCCTGGTGGTCATTCTGATATTGGAATTCCGCCGCAGCCGTGCCGATGGCACCGCCAACGGGTGCGGCAAAGTAGGTCTGGTACCACTCTCCGACTTTGTTCAGCCCGGTCAGAAATATATTTAACGCGTCTCCAGCCAAATTCAGGGACGGCAGCAAGTTTTGTCCCAACTCCCGGTTCATCTCGGCAAACTTCTCGTTGGTGATATTGAGTTGCCCCTCGGGCGAATTGACAGAGGTATTAAAATCCGTCTGTACCTGACCATCATTGACGCCGTACAAAAGGGTCTCATCCTTTTTAAAGACATCATAATTTTGGGCGATACCGAGCGCTGCCGTCGCTGCCTGCTGGTTGTGGAACAACGCACCGAAAATCTCCCGCACGTCGCTGCCACTTGCGTTGGCTGGCAATTCTGTCTCAATCAAACGCGCCAAATCCATCATGGCGTCGAATGAGCCCTCTCCGGTCGCCTCCTTTTTATCCAAATATTGCGGGATATTGATCCCCTCGATGTGGTATTTTTTAAACAGATCGAGGATCGGCGCGCCAAGCAAATCTTGCGATCGCTTGGTCCGATCAAAGTACCGCGCCGCCGTCGGTGATGCGAGATACGTGATCAAATCCTGCATATCGATCGCGTCTTCCTCAGACGTGCCGGTCACCTTGCGCGCCGCCTCAAGTGCCGCCGCAACCTGAACCTCACCGCCAATGCCGGTATCTTGTAATATACTCAGCTGGGCGCCCAAGCCTGGCAGATAATGGCCAAAATCCCCGACACCAAAATGCCCGAGTTGCGCCGCCTTGGATATCAC